TCTCGTCCAATTAGTGGGAAAGGTATTACCGTTTGAAATGGTTAAATGTTTTAAGTACCAACGATGGAGGGCGTTACAATGTAACGCATTGCCTAGAGAACTAACATACCCTTAAGGTTAATTAAAGTTAGATATGACTCTAACAGCCGCGATATATTACATCAAGGGTCACAACCTTGTGAGAGTTTTTAGTATTAATCACTGCTTAGTCTGCCCTTGAGGTGAAGTGAGCTTAAGTGTGCAAGTCATAGGTGATTATGTATTAACACTAAACCATATAAAATGAGAAAACCAAGATTATTTGATAGACTAGATGAACTAACTATTCTACAACAGTCCTCAAGAATAAAAGAACTTGAGCAAGAGATTAAGAAATTGAAAGACCATAACCAACAAATGGAAGATGATGATAGAGATATTTGATGCTTGTGTAGCCTTGTTATATACAATGGCTTCATTCTTTGGTACTACTTATAAGGCAATAAATGTGTGGATATTCTGCATCATTGAGCCTGTTATATTTATTGTGCTCCTAATAAGGATAGCACATTTAAAATCAAGGTCCATCTAGAAACCTACTAACAATTCTAGGAATTTAACTAAATTACATTAAGTAAACTATTATGAGTAACCTAATCAACAGTGGAAGTATTGACACTATAAACCAAAACGAAACTCTATTAACTAGAATCTTAACCACTTCAAGTGATAAGGTGCAGTTAGAGTTTGTTGAATCAATACAAAATCCTCATGCTGCAGGCAGTAATGGAGGTATCAATTTATTATACTTAGCTAACAAGTCTGATAGTAGATTTAGTAGAAAGGTACAATATGGGTGGTTGACTGGTACTCCAGAGGATGTGTATCCTTTGTTTGGTATTAACGCGCCAGCGGAGTCGGCTTGGCAAACAGACGAGCGAGGTAAGAACTATGTCCAATTGGATATGCTTAACCCTGAGATTATAGGCCAAGTAACAGTAGACGGAGAACCTGTTAGAGCTAGAGTACAAGTAGTGGAGTCTTTGATTCCAAATACATACCAAGCTGAAGACATCGAGAATAGATGTAAAACCAGAGGTAAAGGTGGTGCTGCTATCTTAAACAATGGACAACGCATCTTTGTCACGCGAAGCGTGATGCCGTGTTCGGGACAAGAGCCAGCGAGTTCAGAATTCTTGAAGGCTGATCCAGTTGGAGCTACCATGAATGCTAGCATTCTTTCACCTTTTGCTGATGTAGTAGGAATTGAACTATAAATAAAATTGGTACACCACTCATGTGGTGTGCTTTTTTTATGTATATTTGTAAACAAGTTATAACCATAAACTAAATATCTGTAAAGATGAAAAACATTATCATAAACAACGGTAAAGCAACAGTAACAGTAACTGCATCACACAATGTAACAGTAACTGAGAAATCAATTGTAATTGACTTAGTAAAAGTTAAAGCTAAGTATACTACCAAACTTACCAAAAAGGCTACAACCAAAGCCACAACCAAGCCAACAACTACTAAGCGTAAAGCAGGTAGACCAAAGAAGAACACTACTGTTAAGTAGCTGTTTTGTGATTGCTAACTAAGATTGGGCTTCGGCCCTTTCTTTCTTTAAAAGAGATTATTATGGGATGGATGAAACATATTATGGATCTTGCTCAAGACGACCAAGAACTAAAAGACTTCGAGAGATTATACTTACAAACACTCGAAGATGAAGAGCATGAGTTAGTATTTAGAGGCACAAAGATAACAATTAATCAAGCTGAAGGTATATTAAAGATAGTATGTGATTTCAAAGCATGATATACTTTATATCTAACACCAAGAGCTTTGATGCTAACTTCGAAGATGCTACAATAGACGATGTTGTAGAGTATTGTGGATCAAAGCCTGTATTGGGTGTAGATACTGAAACGGAAGGCTTAGACTTCACGTCAGATAAGATGATTATGTTTCAGATAGGTGATAAGGACAACCAGTTTGTCATTGATACTAGATTTATTAGTATTGAACCCTTGAGAGATATATTAGAGAGTAAGAATCAGCTAAAGATATTACACAACGCCAAGTTTGATTACAAGTTCATAAAGAAATGGGCTAACATCACAATGGAGAATGTGTATGATACGTATTTAACTGAGAAAGTACTAACATGTGGTAAAGACCTTAGATATGGTCTAGGACATCTATGTTTAAGATACTTAAAGATTGAGCTAAAGAAAGAGGTAAGGATGCAGTTCACTACAATTGGAGGTAATCCATTTAGTGACAGTCAAATAACCTATGGAGCTAAAGATGTTCAGCATCTGTGTGCTATCAGAGAGTTACAACTACCTTACATTGATACACTAGATTTACACGATGTTGTAAACTTAGAGAACCAAGCAACACTAGGATTTGCAGACATTGAGTACAATGGTCTTGACATTGATAGAGAAGCCTGGATTGAACTATCCAAGGAATCTACTAAGGAAGCACACGATATAGGTGTGAACTTAGATAAGATGATTATCATGGATAGACAGTTTGATGAGTTTGTTGCCACATATTTACAAGGAGACCTATTTATACCTACATCTGAGTTAAGAGATGTACTAATTAAATGGACATCACCTAAGCAAGTGTTGGCTGTATTTAGAAAGCTAGTACCCAAGTTAGAGAATGTGAATGGTAAAGAGATGTACAAATATAGGAGAGAATTCCCTCTTATTGATAGGTATGTCCAATACAAGGAGAAGAAGAAACTATCCACGAGTTATGGTGAAGACTTCTTTAAGTTTGTAGCAAGTGATGGTAAGATACACACTAACTTCAATCAGATATTAGATACTGGTAGAGTAAGTAGTAGTAAGCCTAACATGCAACAGATACCTGCAAACAATAAGTTTCGTAACTGTTTTGTAGCACCTAAAGATTGGTGCTTCGTGTCTTCAGATTATAGTAGCCAAGAGTTAAATGTTATTGCCTTTGGAAGTAAAGACCCTGTGTGGTTAAATGCTTTAACAAATGGCCAAGATTTACACTCAGTATGTGCTGACTTAGTTTATGGAGAGAAGTGGTATGACGCAGCTGAAGAAGATTGTGCATATTTTGTACAAGACGCTAAACAGAAGTGTAGATGCCCTGAGCATAAGAAACTTAGAACAAATGTTAAGACAGTTAACTTTGGATTAGCCTATGGTATGGGCCCCAGCAAGCTTTCAGATACTCTGAGTATACCTTTGAAAGATGCGGAAGCATTGATTAAAGAATACTTTATAGCTTTCCCAGCCATAGGTAAATTCTTAGATAAGCTAGGAAATTATGGTAAGAGATTTGGGTACATCAAGACCTTCCCTCCATTTAATAGGAAGAGATGGTTCCCTGAATGGTATCCAAGTATTGCCAAGAACAAGTCATCAATCAAAGAGCTTAGTAGTATTGAACGTGCATCAAAGAATACACCAATTCAAGGATGTAGTGCAGATATGACTAAGCTTGCCATCATTAAGATACGTGAGTTTCTTAGTGATAACAATGTGCCTGTGAAGATGGTAATGACTGTACATGATCAGATTGATACTGTGTGCGACATTGACTACGCTTCAGAGTGGGTAACTAAGATGACAGAGTTAATGGAGGAAGCTGCATTAGCTGTTGTAACTAACGGTCTATTAAAATCAGACACTAACATAAGTAAATCATGGGAGAAATAGAAAGCAGAAAAGAATTCATTACTCGTATGTTTTTATTTATGAATGAGTTGCCACAAGAGAAGAAGACTGACTTTAACACAATACTCTGTTTCCTGGAGTTTCAAATGAAAATAAGGGAGATGGACTACATAAAGCTTGCAGTTAAGAAAATGATTGCAGGTGTAGAAGATGTATCAAGACCTACTTACGCTCAAAAGGCGAGGATGATACATATGTTTGAGTCTACCTTCTCTGAAGTGGATTACCAATTCATTGCAGCAACTGATGATGAAAAGTTTGAGTTCTTAACTAGTAAGTCAACTAAAGAATACAAAAGTGAGCAAGCTACTTGAATGCTGCAACACAAGTCCTCGTCTTATTATCATTAGAGTGGGTAATTCATCTGGACGGGGCACACATAAAGTAAAGGAACTACTTATTAAAACCAAACTATGGACAAAGAGAGATTATTACATAAGAGAATTGTTAGGAGAGAGTACAAAGATGTTAGAGTTGAAGCTAAACTAAGGAGAAGAGAAGCTCTGAAGAAGAAGAAAGCTGTATACAAATGTGCTTACGAGTTAGTAATGGGACATGAACCTGTTAAAGCTTCATCAGGAATATGTAGAAAAGGCCCCACTTACAGAACACAAGGTGCTACTATGAACGGACAAAAACTTTAACTATCTAATCCGACCGATAGCAGCGTGATGGCTATCAATCAATTTAAATCATAGGGATTTAAAAGTCAGCGTTGGGGAGGGCGGGATTCCTTCCCAACTATGGACTAGGTATCACTAGGATAGAGATAAATTCTTGTCTCAAATATAGGAGATAATAGAGACAATATCGCATATCGGAATACGGAATATAAACTAAAACAAGACTAAGATGGACGAAGAAAATAATAACACAGAAAAGCAACGTGATGTGATATATTTGGTAGTAAATGACGATATGATTGCTATTGCATCTGCACATTGGAAATTAGAGGACGCTAAAAAAGAAGTAGAGAATTGGCATAAAAATCAACCACAATCTCAATTTATGGTAGTTGAGATTGAAATAAATTAGGCGATGTATACAGAAATAGCAGGAGCAATATCAGGAATACTTACAATAGTATTCTTTATTTTCATTATTTACCAACAGAAACAAGACTAAGATGGACTTACGAGATATTACACTACGAATTGAGGCTTACGTTAATGAAAGAGTAATAGAGGAGTTGGAGGAACTATTAACTAAAGAAATAGAATCTTTTGGTGTAAATGTAATTTCTAGCCAAGCTGTGATAAACAAAATCAAACAACTAAAACAAGACTAAGATGATAACAAAAGTTAATAGAAAAGCGCTTGACATCAAAACGAGTGGTAGATCTACGGACTTTATTACTCCTTCTTTTGGTCACGGCTGCTTGTACGACTGTAGCTATTGCTACATGAAACGAAACAAACCTAAAGGGTTAACAGTTGCACAGAATATTGGTGATATACTTACAGAAGTAAATAACCACGCATTCTTTACATCTGTTACCAAACCTAATCAGACGCATGCAGACTATACTACATACGACATCAGTTGTAATGAAGACTTTGCTTTGCATCTTAAGTATCACGATTGGGAAAACATCTTTGATTTCTTCAAAGATCATCCTGTTGCTATGGGGTCATTTGCTACTAAGTATGTGAACCCTAAGTTGATTGAGTATGATCCTGAAGGTAAGATACGTATTAGATTTAGTCTTATGCCTCAGCATATGTCTACTATACATGAGCCTGGGACATCTAAAATAATTGATAGAATTAAAGCTATTGATGCTTTTATAGATGCAGGCTATGATGTGCATGTTAATTTCAGTCCAGTTATTGTAACGGAAACGTGGGTAAAGGATTACAAATACTTGTTTCAAATGTTAAATGACTATGTAGATTACAAAGATCAAGTTCTCGCAGAGGTTATATTTCTAACCCATAACGAGAACAAACATCAAGCTAATCTAATAGACAAAACAGAAGCTGAAGAGCATTTGTGGAAGCCAGAAATACAAGAGGATAAAATCTCTCAGTATGGGGGTAAAAATATTAGATATGAAAGAAACCTAAAGCGTGGCTATATTGCAGACTTTAGAAGACTTCATAATAGTATTATACCCTGGAATACAATTAGGTATATATTTTAACTAAACCAAGACTAAGATGAGCCATACAAGAAGGAAAGCATACACCAAGAGTAAAGCCTTTGATAAGTCTTGCCGTAATGGTGGCACTTGCCCTTATTGTAAAGGTAATAGGCTATATAAAAATCGTAAGAGGTTAAACAAAACTAAAGAAGAATAAGATGGACGAGAGAGATATAGACCATAAACTCAGTATAGGATACTGGGTACAGGTATCTCCTTTAGCTAACGCAGGTTCAGGTTGGATATGCGGAATCTATAAAAGAGGAAAGAAGACAGGTAACTGGATTACTGAGTTGTCTAAACAATTCGCTACACCACACGAGTGTTACAATTGGGCTGACGAAGAGATACACGAATTACGAATCAAATATAAATGATATGCCAGATATAGCGATGTGTGAAGGTGGTATGTGCCCTATAAAAGAGACATGCTACAGATTTACTGCTGATCCTAGCGATTATCAATCATATTTTGGTAACCCGCCATTTAAAGAGGTAGACGGAAAGCCCACGTGTGAGTACCACTGGGAAAGAGAAAAATTAACACCTAAAGACAAGTAAAATGACACAAGAAAACATTAATGACCAAATTACAAAAGCATTAGACCAAATTACAGAAGCTTTGGTAGGTGGGGGTAAAACTAGAGATGCACTATACCAACTCATACAGCTTGAGAGCGCTAGAGTAGACTCAGCAGAGGATAGGATAGATATTCTTATGGGTGAGAGAGACTCACGTATTGCAAATGAAGACGCTAAGAAAAGCCAAGCAGTTGAACCAGAGCACTTGACAACTGGTGAGGATGATATATTCAGACTACTGAATGCTAAGGAGGATTTCGAGGAAAGTATTGAAAACCACTTAGAAAGAGAAGAGTCTACTATAACCCCTAAAAAATTATTAAAGTTAGGCTTTATAGAGCACTATCAAGAGAATGAGGGATATGAACCAGGTTATACCTTCTATTCCTTCAGTAAACACGGAATAGTTTTAACCTCTAGTGAGGTGGGGGGATTATTCCCGCTGTACGTATACACAGAGGGTTCCCACGAAATAAACTCCCTTAGAACATTAGGAGATTTAATCTTATCACTAACAGAACTAAAATGACACAAACATGGTTTTTAATAGGAGCCGTAGTACTTATAGTACTACTCCTAATGTACGATAGCTCAGTAAATAAGCTATAAGATAGCTAGAGTGTAAACTATAGCCATCAACAAAAAATATATTATCTTTGATTCCTTTTTCATGAGATAAATATAAGTAAACTATTTAAACTGAAAGTTAACTAGATATTAAGAAATCATTATGTATAAAGGAACACTAACAGACACAAACGACAGAAAAACTAACGGTCAGCCTGCCTCAATCAAGTTCAGAGATGAGTCTATACTTGAAGTTATGACTCATTTTAGTATGCTTATAGAAGATTGCGACTTGACTGAGATAAAAATTAAAATAGTTAAGAAAGATGGCAAAGTTTGAATGTAAAATATGTGGGGCTAAGTTAGAACTGGCGAAACATACAATGAAAGTAGAGGACGGGAAAGTGATTTCCCCTGAAGCTATGTGTTGCAAGGCCTATATGACTAGTATTCGAGAGAACGCAGGTCTAGGAGGTATTATTAAGAAGCCTGGCGGAACTGTCAGCGGTAAAATTTAAAGAATGGCACTATCACTATTCGTAATTGCAGTAGTAACTACGGCGATTACAGCATTATTACTCGGAGTATTAATCATTTTAAGAGAGAAGTATAGAGATGAAAGGGATAATAAAGAGAATAATCTGCGAGTCAACCAAGAGAAGCATGAACCTAAAAACGGTACAGAGATTCCTAAGACTAAAGCACAAGTTAAAAGTAAGCCTAAAAGTGCTTACAAGAAGAAAAGAAAGAAACCAGTAAGGAAACACAAAGATCAAACTATAAACTAGATAATATAAGGGTAAGAGAAGTGAGTAACCTCTTTTAAAACCGTGATTCAAGTCGAGCCTGACAAACCACATGTGTGCCCTTTATATTATTAACTAAACCTAAGACAATGGTAAACGATAAATCAATAGAGTCTTACAAAAAGCTCTTTAAAAACAACGAGATAACTCAAAAACACTTAGAAGTATTACAAATACTTAGACAAGAGTTGGGATTTGGCACTAACCGGATGATAGCTAAAGCTTTAGGTTGGGACATTAACAGAGTAACTGGACGTGTTACAGAACTTAGAGAAAAAGGCCTGATAGTATATGCAGGAGCCTATTTAGATACTGAAACTAACAGAACTGTGAACTTATGGAAACCCTCGTAATGCATGAAGTTAAAAGCCTAGAACAAAGCAAAGCTTTAAATGCTTGGGCTAATGGTGGTTACATAGGTAGCATCATAGCAGGTACTGGTTTTGGTAAATCAAGATGTGGAGTACTAGCTGTTGCACATGTAATAAACAAATTGATAGCTGATCCACTTGTGGTTGATGAGGACATAAAAGCACTTGTGCTTGTACCTACTACCCAACTAAAGGAACAGTTTAGAGAGGAGTTTATAAAGTGGGACAAGGAATATTGCCTTGAGTTCATAGAAATAATGTGCTACCAAAGTGCGTATAAACTTAAGAATAGGCATTACGATATTGTAATATGTGATGAAGTCCATCTTGGATTGTCTTTAAAATATAGAAAATTCTTTGAGAATAACTCTTATAGTAATTTATTATGTATGACAGCCACCTTACCTGAAGAGGAAGAGTACAAGATTAAGCTATATGAAATCGCACCAGCTTACTATCAAATAACTATAGATAGGTGTGTAGAGCTAGGACTAGTGGCCCCTTACGAGATTAATTGCATTCCTGTACAACTTACTACTGATGAGAAAGCTGCATACACAAAAGTAAACAAGAATTTCGTTTACTGGAAACTTCAGCTAGGAAACTTTGACGCTTTTGATGAAGCTAAGAGAATTCTAGGAGATAGTACAGCATCACCATCAAGTAAGCAGGCAGCATCACAGTTCTATGCTTGCATTCGAGACCGTAAAAAGATTGTTGATTTCGCAAGTCAGAAGATATACGAGCTACAAAAACTTGTAGTTGGTAACATTGGAGAGAAACTTCTAGTGTTTGGCGGGGCCAATGCATTCACTACTCAGCTTGCGGAAGCTACTGAACCGTACTCAACCGTATACCATAGTGGTAAGACTAAGAAGCAGAGAGATCAAGCTTTAAAGGATTTCAGAGATGGAACTAAGCCTGTACTATGCTCAACTAAGGCCCTTAACCAAGGGTTCGACGTTCCAGATGCAGGGATAGGCGTAGTTTGCGGACTAACTAGTAAATCTCTATCAATGGTTCAACGTGTTGGTAGACTTATTAGATTTCAGGAGGGAAAGGTTGGTAAAATCTACATCCTCTATGTTAAAGACAGCCAAGAAGAAAAATGGCTGAAGAACAGCGTTAAAAACTTAAAAAATGTAAAATGGTTATAGAGATATAACCATTTTTTAACCCTTTAAACCTAATTAATCATGTTAAATTTAACTTTGAGTACCTTTTTAGTTATCATATATCTAGTACTTACCAACCCGTTTGTACGATTCCTAACTTCAGAGACCCATGTATACTTAAGCTTTAGGTCTACCAAACTAACAATGGAAGACGACGAGCTAGTAAACTACAAGTATGTAAAGAACATTAGACTATTTAGATATGGAAATTAACATTGATGTTGAACTACTTGTAGAAAACAACCTCAGTGCTGATGATTATCTGGCTTTGTATTGCTTATATAGAAAAGGATTTAAAACCATTCGATCTCTGAACTTGTCTCCTAATTGGGCAAGCTTAGAGGAGAAAGGTTTTATAAAACTAGGAGCAACGCATGAGGAATCTGTAATACGACAAGAGTTTATAGACCTATTCTCCAGTGATTTTGAACAAATGTTTAACGAGCTATTAATGACCTATCCTATGAAGGTTGCCACTAAGAATGGAGGCACCCGGATATTACACGCATCTGATCCTAACTGCAAAGCTAACGCTAGAGCTAGAGATAGATACAGGAAGGTGGTTTTAAATAAAAAGCATGTACACAAAAGAGTACTTATGCTGTTAGGCGTTCAATTAAAGGTTGACAGAGATAGATTAGAATATCTACAGAACTTAGAAGTTTGGATTAATAATCATACTTGGGAAAAGTATGCAAATATAGAAGACAATGGAGGAGACGACAAAGAAAGAATTACCAGAAGACTATGATGTTTACAAATCTAGAGGCTTTCAAAGTATAGGTACAGCTGTAAAGCAATCTATAGCAGTAGTACGAGAAGCTAAATTAGGTTTACGTAAAGTCTTACCCACCTCGTGGAAGAGGTTAAATCGTAATCTTCTTGGTGGACTTCAACAAGGTAAAATGTATGTGATAGCTGGGAGACCAGGTGTAGGTAAATCAGCTTTTAGTAATCAACTTATATTTGATGTACTTGATGTTAATAGTGAGAAGGATATAACCGTGTTGTACTGGACCTTTGAAATGCCAGGGTATCAACAGGTTATGCGTTCAGCAGCTAAAGATGTTAAGAAACAATTGGGAGAGTTATTCTCAATTGATACACCTCTATCTGATGTGGACTTTAGAACCTATGCAGCCAAAGTACAGAAGTATAAAGACTATGCTATATACTTCAACAACATACCTCGTACAATGGACTACATCATGAGCGCCAATAAGGAGATACAAGAGGCTCACCCAGATACGATTGTAATAAATCTATTTGATCACTCTCGTTTGATACGAGGAAATGAGGAGACTGAACTTAGAAAGCTTAACGCTATATCTAAGGGTTGTATGCTTATGCAGGCAGAGCTTGGAGTTGTAAACATCCTATTATCTCAGTTGAATCGTAATATAGAACAGGAACATAGGGCTCGTAACCAATACCAGCCTTTACTTACTGATATATTTGGAGGAGATAGTATTGGACAAGATGCACACGTTGTTATAATACTAAACAGACCTTTTGACCTCTATGGTATTACTAACGAGTACTGTGGGGAAGACCCTAAAGGATTATTAGCTTGTCATATGGAGAAGAACCGCGATGGTTTACTTGGTATGATAGGGTATGAAGCAGACATGAGTACATTCACAATTAAAGAAAGAACCTAAAATGGAACTACCTAAAAAAAAGATTAAAGCGTCTAGAAAGTCGCCAAAGAACATGATAATATATGGGGCACCAAAGATTGGTAAAACCACTGTATTATCACAGCTTGATGATTGTTTAATTATTGACTTGGAAGATGGATCAGACATGGTTGACGCACTTAAGGTGAAAGTCACTAGTTTGAAAGAGCTTGGAGAAGCCGGTAAAGCAATTCATGACGCGAATAAGCCATATAAGTACGTAGCTATTGATACTATCTCAAAACTTGAGGAATGGTGTGAATTAGATGCTAAGGTACTATATATGCAAACTCCAATGGGTAAGAACTTTGATGTAAAGAACCCTGGAGCTTCAGTCCTATCACTGCCTAACGGCGCTGGCTACTTATACTTAAGAATAGCCTACAAAAAATGGATGGACAGACTGAACACTCTAGCAGATCACATCATCTTAGTTGGACACCTTAAGGATAAAATGCTTGAGAAGAAAGGAAAGGAAGTGGCTGTAAAAGACCTCGACCTTACTGGGAAGATCAAACAGATTACCTGTGCAAACGCTGATGCTGTAGGATATTTATACAGAGAAGATGAGAAGACTATGATTTCTTTTGATTCTTTGGATGACATTACTGCAGGTAGTAGATGCGAACATTTAAAAGGGAAGACTATGCCCTTAGACTGGTCAAAGATTTTTATTGATTAACCGCTTAAAATTAAAGCAATGATTGAAGCAAACGTACCCACAGCACCAACAACTGAAACATCAACTATGACTACACCAACAACTATTACGACGTCTATGATCTTAGCAGACCTAGAGAACGGAATTGACCGTCCAGGTATCAAAGAGAAGTACAACCTAGAAGGATGGGAAATGACAGAAATGTTCAAACACCCAGTTTTAAAAGGTAAGAAAGCGTCTAGAAAACGTAAAATGTCTTTTAACTTTGTAGATGATACAGTTGCACCAACAGCTACTGTAGTACCAGTTCAAGTAGACTTAGTAGAGTCTATTGAAGATGTTCAAAATATGACTGACAATCACCTCGCACAAGAAGCAGATGACCGTGAGCAATTTGAAGCTTCTATGGAAGAAGAGCAAAAGGCAGATGGATTTGGTGATGGATTTGACGAAGAGTAAAAACTAAAAATTAATTTTAAATAAACAACAAAATGGCTATTAAAAGCAATTCAAGTGAACAAGAAGTAACAGGTGGTGGAGTAACACTATACTCTGGACTTAGCAATTTCAATGTTATGGCAATTAACCCTTCAATGGGAGAATTACATGAGATGGGTATAAAAGTGAAAGCTGAACCTAACTACTTTGTAGAATTCAGTGGAGAAGAGTACTTCAAACTAACGTTCTGGATTAAGAATGAAGACCTTACTACACGTATGGAAATTCTTATGCAGAATAAGGAGAGAGTATCTCAATCAGGTAAGAACCAATGGATGAATTCTACCGGGCAATCAACTTGGTCAGAAGGAGCTCCTTCGTACGACTGGTGGAAAAACCCAGAGACTTCTCGTAAGGTTTATACCGGAGAGGAAACTCTAATTAACTTCATCAAAGGATGGGCTAACGTAGCGTATGGTGATGAAGTATCATTTGACACTATGAGTAAGATAGTTAAAGGTGATACAACAGAGCTTAAAGCTTTAGTTTCTATGCTAGCTTCTAACCAAGTTAGACTTCTTATCGGTGTTAAAGATGGTAAATACCAGTCTGTATACCTTAAGAACTTTGGTAGAGTTAAGCCTCAGAGAGATGACCTATTCGTTAAGTCTCTTAATGATGACTATGGTAGTTTCAATGCAGAGTTTAACACTGACTTAGGTTGGGGAACATTCGTACCTCAATTAGCAGTAGTTGCAGCTGATGAAACTGCGTCGGATGAAAATGATACTTGGGTATAGCAATTAGAACCTATGATAAAGAGCAGAAGAAGTGATGAACACCTTCACACGGATGTTATACTTGCTAAGATTAGCGAGTATGATATATTCAAATACTACTGCCCAAATTTCATAGATTTTAATAAGAAGTTTTGTAGTGATATTAGGGAAGACGGAAGTCCAAGTGTAAGTTTAGTATCCTGGAAGGGAAAACTCTTATACAAGGACTTTGGTCACCCTGATCACACTTTTGACTGCTTTAGCTATGTTAAGTATAAGTATTCTTGTAATTTTATAGAAGCTTTAACTATAATTGACACTGATTTTAACCTTGGGCTAACTTCTAAAGATGCTGGTAAGTTATTTACTATGGGATATATGGCTATTATTACTAATAAGAAGCCTGTAGCTCAGAAAGTAACCATCATTAAGAAGAAGACTAGACCTTGGTCAAAGTCAGATCAATTATTTTGGGAAAGATATTTGATTACTAAACAGACTTTACTTAGATTTGATGTCTCTCCTATTTCACATTATTGGATTAATGCGGATAGATTCAGCTGTAGTAGTTTGACCTATGCATACAGAATTGGTAAAAAGTATAAAATATACTGCCCTTATGGGGATCATAAGTGGACCAGTAATACTACCAACAAGCATGTACAAGGCTACAAACAACTACCGGATACAGGAGATTTGCTTATTCTTACTTCTTCTCTCAAGGATGCAATGTGTTTATATGAAATGGGTATACCATCAATAGCTCTTCAGAGTGAAATGATTATGCCTGATGAAAAACTAATTGCACACCTTGAGACGAGATTTAAAAAGATAGTTATATTCTATGATAACGATTACACTAATGTTGATAACCCTGGGCAAGCCATGGCTATGAAGATTAAAGAAAAGTATCATTTCTCAAATGTATTTATACCTGATATATATCGGTGTAAAGACCTTTCAGATTATATAGCTGAATTTCACGCAAATGGAGGGATTAAAACTTTAATAGATTTACAGATATGACAACACCTTATTACACAGATGCAAAGACACGACAGAAAATAGACAGACTATTGAAAGATTGTGCTTCAATTTTTTCTAACTTAGGCACTGGAACACCAGCCGACCTTAAAACAGATGCTGCGGCAGATGCAAAGGAACAAAGTCTCTTACTTCAAATTGAAGAACTAGACGGTGAGTTTTACAGAAATAAGCTATTAACTGAAAGATAATTGTAATGCAACGACAACAAACCAAAGGAAATAAGAAGGTAAGAAACGCAACATCTAAGACATATAAAGGTATAAAGTTTAGGTCTAAACTAGAACTATTCGCCTATATAAAATTAGAAGAGGCAGGTATTAAAGCTTTATATGAAGAGAGAAAATTCGTC